TACTCTCCACAAGCCGCATACAGATTTTTTGACACAACTTCAGCAATAAACTACCTCAACAACGAATTCAGCTTTGAGTCATTCACTCCAGAGACTGTATTCTATGTGTTGCCTGTTTTTGAAGATATCCTTCGAGCCGGTCAGTTATCTTTGTCATCTCGTGTAAGAAGATCGAATTACTCTTATAAGATCGTCGGGACAAAAATTAGAATATATCCGAAGCCCACCAGCGCGAACCCTAAAAGCTTGTGGTTAAGGGTAGCCTTCTCTCCTGACCCTATGAACCCGGCCTACCAAGATGACAGTATATACGGTGTAAGCAATCTTTCCAATGTCCCCTACGGCAACCTCATGTACTCTAGGATTAATTCTATAGGCAGGCAGTGGGTTAGACAATACACTCTAGCCTTGTCCAAAGAATTACTAGGCCTAGTCAGATCTAAATTCGGATCTATTCCAATCCCTGGCGGAGAGCTTTCTCTAAATGGTAGTGATTTGGCCACTTCTGCACAGTCAGAGCAGGAAACCTTACAGACACAGTTAAGAGAGATGTTAGAAGAGCTAACATATTCTAAGATGCTTGAGGATGAAGCAGCTGCTGCAGATAATCTTCAAAGAATTCTTTCAAATATTCCGATTCCTAACGGACAGGCAATCACAATGGGCTAGGAGTAAAGCATGGCCAGACTATTTATAACTCCTAGAGAAATTGATTTTATCTCTGATCTCACTAAGGAGATAACAAAAGACGTAATAGGTCAGAGGATCTATTACTATAGAGTTAGGGAAGACCTGACCCAGATTCATGACATCTATGAGGAAGCAATTGACAAGATATTCGATCGTCCAGTAGAAATAGAAGCAATGATCGAGTGGGAACCTGCAGAATTTAGGACAAATAGATTCGGCGGTGAGGAATATTCTACCATATCTGCTTACATTCATGCACGAGATATGCTTGATAGAGAGATCAAACTAAGAGACGGAGATTATTTTAGCTATGGAACAGTATTCTTTGAAGTGACTTCCGTCTTAGTTGATAAGCAGATATTTGGGCAGGTTGAGCACAAGACAGGTTATAAAATGACAGGCAAACAGGCTCGTCAAGGACAGATTGATGTCGTGCCTAATGGGCCGCTCGATGAGAAGTATACAGACGATAATGCTGTACAGAAGGAATTTGTCCAACAGCGAGGATTTGAAGAGAATAAATTGGGCAAGACAGGAGATAAGCGCCAGCTTCAGGAAGATGGAAAGCTTGAGGCACCAATATCAAAACCTGCAGAAGTTTCAGAGAGAGGTGATGCATCTGGAATTAACTCATCTTTCTATGCTGATAACTGCTGATAACCAACCGGTGACCCTATGACTACAAGACTTGACCAACAGCCTAATAATCCAACCGATCGTCGAAGATCTGGATATGAAGGGAATGATATCCCCGGGGATATAAAGATTCCTCCGTGCACAATTGAGGATGTTGATAAGGCTGTTTTTAATCTTTTCAATAAGTCAATTCCTCTGCAGTATAAAAAGTCTGAAGAGGTAAAAAGAGTTCCTGTAATTTACGCGACAGGAGAAAGATTTGCGGTGCTTCGAAGAAAACAGCCGCTTAGAGACAAGAATAGTGCTTTGATTTTACCGCTAGTGTCTATAATGAGAACCGGTTTGTCACAGGAGGTGTCTCGAGGCATGGGTCCTGGCGAAGGAGCACCGATGACTATAAAGAGGCGGCTAAATGAAAGTGATCCTCTATATAAGCGACTGTTAAATAATCTAGGGCTTAAGCATCAGGATGATCTGGCAACATCCGCCCACAGAACAGGCCATGCTCCTGAAAAACCAGCTGGTGCCTACGTGACAGGATCAGATCCAGGCACAGTTGCATCTCGTCGAGCTGCTGTTGATTCTCCCAACCGGCGCTCCGGAAGAGTTCTCACACCAGATTTGGGATCTTCTATTGTAGAGATTATTGAGATTCCGCCTACAAAATTCTTCAATGCCACATATGACGTCACATTTTGGTCACAGTATACTCAGCAGATGAACGACATGATCATGGCGATGATGTCTGTGTATCAGGATAACCGCAGGAGAACTTTTAAGCTGGAGTCTGATAAGGGATATTGGTTTGTGGGCTATGTAGGCTCTGACCTATCTCCAGGAAACAACTACGATGACTTCACAGATAATGAGCGGATAGTAAGATATAACTTCGAGATTCAAGTAGCAGGATACGTGATAGCCCCTGAATATTCAGGCGCTCCAGCTGTCTTAAGAAGATATGTTTCTGCACCTGAGATATCATTTGATGTGACCTCATTTGGTGGAAGTTTAATAGGCACCCCAGTCAATGGACCTGCTAGCGTGGATCCCTCCGCGTATATTTTAAACGACCTTGCCACTAAAGATGATCCTTTGCCTGGCGCCGGCGTGGGCAGATCCGCAACTGCAGCCGCTAGCAATGCTATAGGCGATCCAACCTTAGGCGGCACATACGCAGGATCAGATTTAAGAGGTATGGGAAGCCGAGCCCCATCTGGGGAGACAACCATGGTGGGCGGACACACATCAGGTCCAAGTAGTGTAGATATTATCAGAATTACTCAAGATCCGTTTTCAGGTAAGGCTATAAGGTCCATAGTTAAAGTTAAGACAAGGAATCAAAGGCAGGGCGAGACGGTTTACTCCGCCGCGATTCCAGATAACCTCGGAGATTTCTCTCTAAATGACTAACTTACTAGTATGGAACTTTGGGGCTCATCTCGATACTTATCATAGAATGATTCGCGTCTAAGGAGATATATTCGATGGCCGAGCAGACATTTAAGTCACCTGGATTTTTTGAACAGGAAATTGATCTGTCCGCAAGACGGGCAGCACCTCTAGGGACACCTGCAGGTGTTCTTGGAACTGCAGAAAAGGGGCCGGCATTTGTGCCGGTCACTCTCGGTTCCTTTGCGGACTTTGAATCTAAGTTTGGAACTTTAAGTTCAAACCGATTCGGCCCTTACGCGGTGAGGGAATTCCTCAAGCATAAGAAGTCAATTACATATCTTAGAGTTTTAGGTGCTGGTGCAAACGCAACCACATCCGACATATCAACAACCCGAGCCAAGGGAACTGTGAAGAACGCAGGATTCTACGTGGGCGGAACTGCCACACTTTCCAAAGGAAGTGCAGGTGGACACCGCGGCGTGGTGCAGTTTCTCTGTGCTGAGCACTCTCTAAACTTTGCTCATGAGCAAGCAGGATTCCCGGTCTTTAGTGACAATGACTCGTTTTGCACGAAGTTTGGAAGCCGCGGCTCGGACGGAACTGTTAATCTAGTTCGCGCGGTGCTATTCACCACGACAGGATCTAGATTTGAGATCATCGACGGAAACCAGAGGTACACCGATGCAGGAGGACTAACAGGTCTAGTCGATGACACCGGCGGAATGGACGACTTGGCTGGAATCAAGGATCTTGGATTAGGTGATCCAAGGACAGCCACTGGTCCAGGCCACTTTAAGATGGTGCTATCTTGCTCTGCAGGGACATCTTTCGCAAATGACGAGAAGGCCGCAGGAAGAAGAATTTATACTGCATCTCTAGACCCAACCAATGCACATTACATCGCGAAGGTTCTAAACACAGATCCATGGAAGTTCCAGGAGCAGCAGCATTTGCTCTATCTTGACTTCGCTGTCGAGAATGAGCTAGCATCGGGATCGCTTAACGATAAATCAGTTGGAATACTTTCAGGATCTTCTAATACAACTTCTACAGGAGGCGACACCTCTACTAAGTTCTTCCAGCTATTTGGACGTTACGATACCAGATACACCACACCAAGAACCCCGTCGATTATCTCTCAACCTTACGGAAAGACTGAGTATGATCTATTCCATTTTGAGACGATTTCTGATGGCGAGTGGGGTAACGATAAAGTCAAGATATCCATCGCAAATCTAAGGGTCTCAACTGACCCCAATAATCCGTATGGAACGTTTGATGTTCTGGTGAGGAAGTTTGAAGACTCTGATCATGACACACAGATCGTTGAGCACTATCCCAAGTGCACCCTGGATCCAAATGATGGAAGATACATTGCCCGTCAGATAGGCGACAAGAAGGTGTATTACAACTTCGATGCTGAACAGGAATC